TCTGTAGAGGATATTCTCTGTTGTATTCTCTGCTGTTTAAGCATCTCACGTCTTGATTCAATATCTTCAACAATAATACTTTCTCTCCAATCCTCACTCATATTTCCCATAATCGCAAGTGCTGCTTCTTGAGTATCAGCATAACCTTCAGTAATTAGATACTCAAGGATTACATCAAATAAATCTGGTTCATAAGAGGCATTGATATTTTTATTTCTATTATAAGTTGCTCTTACGGCATCAAAAGATACTCTATCTTTTTCTTTTTCATCATCAGGAAGATCTGAATATGGAGTATTAGCAAGTCCTGTTCTTCTTTCTTTTTTCTCTGGAGTTTGGTCTGTACTTGTTCTTGCAGTATCTGCCCATCCTCGGTGAACTGCGTCAGCACCTGCTTCTCTTGAAGTTCCACTACCACTTCTTTCACCTCTTCTAATCGCACGTAGAGAAGCAGCAGCAGAAGCACGATTTGCTGCTCTACCAAAAGAATGCTTATCTCCAGTTGCTCTACCATACCCATATCTAGCATCTAATGCAGCATCGGATGCTTTTTCATATTCACTATCTTCCTTTTCCATAATATTATCATAAACATCCAAATATGCTTCTCGTATATTGCGATAATCTTTAGAATTCATTTCTATTAATACTTTTACATTTATTTATAAAAAAAACCCCCAAAAGAGGAGAGTAAGTGTATATTTTATAAGTCTCCTTCTACACGATTTTCAGATTTGTAAACAGAGAAAGTTCCTTCTGGATATCTTGCTGATAGTTTTTGATAGTTTATTTCCATTAGTTCCTCAAAGGTAGTATCAAGAGCAATACAAAGTTGAGACATATACCAGAGAATATCTCCTGCCTCTTTTTTCATATGGATAATGTTTTCTTCGTTATATGGTTTTCCTTGTAAAAATATTTTTTTGATGATTTCAGCAAGTTCTCCTGCCTCGGCACTTACACCAAATGCAGCAGTCATAAGACGTGAGACATCAGCATCGTGAGTTATTTCAAGTTCTGTAAGACGAGTAACAAGTGCTGCGAAATCACTACTCGCAGGACTTGTAGTTTCACGAACAAACTCAATATATTTTTTTGTATCTATATTAGACATTAGAATTTAAATCCCTCAAAAGACTTTTTTAATTTTGGTTTAGTAGATTCATCTTCACGAGTATCAACATTACCAGAATTTATAATATCATTTTGAGCATCTTGCTCTACATTATAAAGTCTCATTTTTGACCTGTCTATTCCCAAGACGAACCTCTTATATTTATCAGTTGCAGCATATCGGTTCTTAAGTTGTTTGACCAGAATTTGCCCGAGACCTTCAAGTTCTTCTGTGCTAATAAGGGCAAACATAAGGTCAGCAGTAGCAGGAAGACCAAAGGATTCAGAAGTATCAGTTAATTCTGGATCAGAAGAACCAAAACCACTGCGTGTAGTTTGTGTTGCGCTAAAAATTGGAACATTTGCCTCAACTGCGAGTCCTCGTAATTCTTCAGCAATCGATTTAACCAGTGTGTATGAGTTGATATTACTTCCACCTTTAAATCGTGAGGAAGCACAGATATTAAGATAGTCAATAAAAATAATATCGGGTTTAAATGATTTCTTAAGTGCCAGTTCATTTAGAAGTGATTTGAAGTGTCCTGAGTGTGCTGATGCTGTAGGATATTCTTTGATTATAAGTGTTCCTTGTGTCTTTTTAGCAATACTATTAACTTTTGATTCAAACATTGACTTTGGCAATTCAGTCAGTTGTTGAATAGGAATGTTTAAGAGGTTTGCGTCAATTCTTTCAGCAATACGTTCCTCTGCCATTTCAAGAGTGATGTAGAGAACGTTGCGGCCTTGCAATAAGACGGAAGCAGCAACATGGCACATAAAGAGAGATTTACCAACTCCAGTATTATGCGAAGAAACACCATTAGTATAATACCTATGATTTGGATGATTTACATTAATATCAACGATAGGTATTTGATTATTATTTTTATATACCCTACCAATTTCAATACCATCGTTAGTAATGAATTTATATGTCGATTTAGATTGTTCTATTTGTTTAGCAGAAACCCAACTTTCAGTAGTTTCAAATAAATGAGATTCGTTGCATTTTATTTTCACTCCATTATTCAAATTTAATTGATATTCTTCATACATTCCCTTATTAATAAAAAAATTAACCGGAACATATCCATCTGGAGAATCGACTTCTACTTCATATTCATTACTAAGTAATGTTTCAATTTCAACAATTGATATTTCTTTTTCAATCCACATTTTGTATAAATAATAGTAGCAGGGACAGGGAAATGTTTAATCAAATTTATTCTAACTTATGTGAAAGCAATAAGTCAAGAAAAGAGTATTATAAAAAATATTCTGGATTACACGAACATCACATTACTCCCAAACATATGGGAGGAAATGATGAAGATTTTAATCTCACATATTTGAATGTTAGAGAACATATATTAGCACATTATTTGTTGTGGAAGATATATAAAAATCCAAACGATTTAAGGTCTATGAAAATGTTGGGGGCAAACTTATCTTCACAACATAGAAAAATAACGGGAGAGTTTTGTAGAGATAATCAGATTGGTTTCTTCTCATCCTCAATAGAGGAAAGAAAAAAGTGGGGCATAAAGGGAATAGAAAGTCAAAAACAAGATTATTTAAACAACAAAACTAAAAACTTCTATTATTGGAGCACAGAAGAAGGCAGAAAAGAAAGAGCATCTCTTGGAGGAAAGCAAAGAGCATCTGCAGAATTTAGTTATTGGGCATCAGATCAGGGAAGAAAAGAAAGAGCATCTCTTGGAGGAAAAGCACATAAAGGAAAAATCGTAATGCATTTACCAGCAACAAAGGGATGGAAAAGAATATCACCAGAAGAAGTTAGCACAAAACTAAATGAAGGTTGGAAATTTGGAACTGGGGCCCCATCACTAAAATCAAAAATCAAGAAACTTTCCTAAATCTAATTTTAACTTTTGTTTCTGGATGAACACACCCAGCAAGAGCGATATTGAGAGTCTTATTAGGCAAACCACCTTTGGTAATTTTATTGAAGTAATCAAGATCAAATTCAATTTTTTCCTCCTTCCTATGATAAGACTCATAACGTTTCTCAAAGTCTAACAGATAATCGTGTCCAACGTGAGTATCAAAAGATACTGCAAGAGCATCTGATAAAATTGTTGGGATACTATCACGATTTTTCTTTCCTTCTTTATCATCTGCAATATGTATTGATTCCATTAGTGCAAGGTAGATTGCTCTATCTCTACACCATTTTTCAGTTGTATCAACTAACCAATCAAACTCTGTAGGGACATCATCAAGACACTCAATGAGATGTATGATTTGTTTAAAAGCATCCTCATTAATATCTTTACGTTTTTCTACTTCAATACAAAGAACTTCTTTTGTTGCAAGTTGATTATATTGTGTAACAAAATTGAATATTTCTTCAAAAACTATTTTTTGATTAGAGTCTTCAAAATAATCAGATTTAACAAATGGAATAACTTTTCTTGTATATTTCTCATTATATAAAAAGTTTCTCAAAATTAGAAATTCAACTTTATCCATCGTCTATTTTGTGTTGTGGGTTACTTAAAGAGTGTAATATATCAAATACAAATGTAATTCTTACTTCATCAGCAATATTAACTGTTCCGTGAGGTAGTTTATTATCAAACCACAAAAGAGTTCCTGGTTCTACAATTATAGTTTCATTTCCAACAAAGTATTGATATCTTCCAGAAATGCAAAGATGATATCTATCTCTTGTTAGATAATAGGTTCCAATATCAATATGAGCACCTACAATTTCATCAATTGGGAGAGAAAGAAATCCACAACGTTGAAGTTCTTTACTTCCAAAGTTTTTACGAACAATCTTTCGTATTTCACTATGATGTTCATATGCAGGAGTCTTAATGTTAATTTCAGAGTCTCCAACAAAATCTTCTTTCTTTTTGACTCCCCCCATTATAAGTTGTAAAGCACTTACTGGCAAATCATCAAATCCACGATCAAGAAGAGATTGAACATCTTCAATATGTTTTTGATGATCCCAATCTTGTGGATTTTTTTTAAGTTGCCCAATTACTTTCTTAACATTAATTTTAGTATCTACAACCTTAATACATTTACCCATAACTAAATTCTTTTTGTGCTACTTCATCAAGAGACTTCATTACTTCTGGAGTAAAATACTTATCAACATCCTTTAGTATATCCTTACCATAGATTTTTTTACCATCCATTTCATATCTTCCTGCAACATTTTTCCACATTCCACCAATCTCACCAAGTTCAAGTAATCCATAATACTTATCAAGTCCACGTTCATCATAATAAAGACGAATTTGAACCTCTTGATTTTCTTTACTTAATCTTGATTTTTGAGTCTTTGCTCGAATAATATTTCCTATAACTTCTGTTCCGTCTTTTTCTTTTGATTTGGATAAATATACGATTGTAGATGATGCATATTGCAGACCACTATTGTGAGTTACTACACCATTCTCTAGAATGTAATTCTCATACTTTTCTACTGATATATCATATACATCTCCTGTTCCAACACTTGTGATGGA